TTCTGCGTACTGCCCGTTCACCTGTTGCTGAACAAACAGCGGGAAGTCCTCATAGTCGCCGCTCTGGAATCGGATGTACCACCGAGTAGCGCCACCAATCGATCCACGAACCAATTCGTAGGCGCTGTCGTTGTCCTCATAAACACGACGCAGCGGATCAAGGAACGTGTCTTGAGTGGTGTATGTTCCTTCAATCGGCGCTGAAAACTGACCATCAAGGTATTCGGTTACGGTCTGTGAAGCACCGCCGCCGTTGTAATCAGGGGACACTTGCGGATCGCTTCCAGCAGCGCCACCGGGGGTTGAGAGGTTCGCGTTTCCACCGTTTGCGGTGATGGACACCAACGCGGAAATCAATAGCGAGTTGATGTCCTCCGCAATCGCTTCCTGCGCCGTGTCAGCCGATAGCAATTGCGCGACCGGATTGGTTGCGCTTCCCTTCACGTTTGTGTCTGGGAGATAAACGTCAGCGCCAAGTTCAATCTGGACTTCGCTACAGAATGCAAGACCGGGTTGCGTTGAAACCATCGGTCCAATCGAAACCCTACTTGGGATCTGCTGGGCGATTGATTGCCCGATGGTTGGATTTCGCTCTACCGGATATCCAGCCGCAACATACCCATCAATTCCAGCAACGACTTTCTGATCAAAGTAGCCGAGCATCCCATCGCTGCTTCCCATCAGGGCAACTTGATTGCGACCATCGGTGGTCAGCATCTGGCAATTGGAATATGCGCCGACAAACGTCGGATCGTACATCTTGAACGGGAAGAAACCATCAACCTGATCAGAGTAGAACAGATGCGTGCTGCTCGTCGGCTGATCGGTGCGAGTCAGGTAAATCCACAGACCTCGGCGCTCGACATCGTAAACGAGCGATGCGTCGATATCTTCCCACTTCACCTGATCAAAGAACGAATCGAGCCTGCTCAACGAAACCAACTGGCCGCGATCAATATTGAAATCGTTTGGGTTCAGGCGATACAAGCCATCCTGCGCGAGAACGTACACGGTCTTCTCTGGACCATTGCACCACGCACGCGGACCAACAATGCCGACGGTGCGGCTCATCTGCTGGATCGATGCACTTCCGAATACGGGATCCTGCGTCAGCATGGACATCGACTTTGATCCCGCAAAGATGATGCTGCCCTGACCGAATGGAATCAGCGCGACAATGTTGTCACCCGGCGCTCCCCATTGCCCATCGTTTCCTGCAATTGCATCATCAGCAGTTCCGGTGCTGGTTGACCACTTTTCTGGATCTTCAATCGAAGACATGAACCAGACGTTCTCAAGTTGACGAACGCCAGCAAGAACCAATCGCGAACCGAACAAAGCAATCAGCGTCGCGGTATATGTCGTTCCGCTAATGACTTTTTTTACCACATCTTCAGGGCCGTGGGAAGCGTGTTCCCAGTTTGACCATACGGGCGGGTTGGCGAACAGATTGACTTTTCTGTAGTGCGTGCCGTCTACAAAGTAACAGTACTGCCCACGCTGGACACCTTCAACTCGACCAGTCGTATTGAGTGCAGCCGTAGTTACGCTGCTCGGGCCAAGCACCTGTTGTGGATCTCCACCCGGATCAATGTAATAGATCTTGCCAGCGTTCACCGCCAGCACGCGATCCTTGACCACGGGATCTGATGAACCGCTGAATGCCGTGGTGCGAACGAGGCATTGAACCACCGAGTTGGTGTCGAAGCGGAACATCCGGTTGAAGCCCGGACGAGTTCCAAGTCGAATCTTTCGACGGAACGGATCTGCCGGGATCATGTTCAGGATGTCGTGGGTATATCCCTCCGGCACACCGCTATACGCGGTATCCGCAATCCAACCACGCAAGGGAATGATCGCTTGCGTGTATGGCATCAGGAAAGCCTCGTCATAACAACCGTTGCTCTTGGTCCACCAGTTGTTCCACTCGGCTGCTCCCACCTAAAAATCTGTTGAGTTTGCGCCCCACTCATTATGTATGGACACGGGTAATCCGAATTATTTTCATCGCCAGTTGCTCCGGATGCAACTGCCTTTATGAGTCCACGGCGCGCCCAAGCGTAGTAATTTCCGTTGTTTGATGCCCAGTTAGTAGCGGCAGAAGCGCCAACAGTATCAGAACCACCATGAATGATCAAAGACTCTCCTGCTTCCAATACAACTCGCGCCCAAACCGGATTGCTTCCAGTTGCTCTAGTGAATGCAATTGGAACTGCATAAAGAACTCCAACTACTAGCGTTGTAACATCAAGATCTTTGTTCACCGTTGATGTCGTGTTGAGTGCCAAATCAGTCCATGCGGTAATTGATGTATTGGGAGCCGTATAAGCAGGAGCAACAAGACCAAGCATGGTCCTTGCTTGCGCTTGAGTGAGCGCAGACACATCAGTTGCAGTTGCTGTCCCGCTTGGAGTTCCAAGAAATACTGGAACGCTTGATTGAGGCAGTTTTGCAAGCGCAACGCTATTTGCAGTAAGAGAAGCGCCAGACAGACTTGTTGCCGGAAGTGATACCGATCCTGCCGTCACGGTAAGACCACCAGCAGTCACAGTCAATCCACCAGCAGTCACAGTCAATGCGTCGCCAATAGTTGCGGTCGAAGTGGTAGTGAGTGCAGTTTTGACTTGAACAGCAGTCGAGGTGACATTCAATCGGTCATTAGATACGCCAGCAGCGGAGGTTGTATAGATGGCTACATTGCCATCATTACCCGGCTTTCCATAAACGTATTGCTTGGTGTCTGTTCCGAAGGTATATGCACCATCTCCGCTGACCACAAATGTTCCAGCAGTAGTACGGTTTGATGTGACAATACCGTTTGTTTCAAGAACATTGCCACTCGCACGAATACGGACTCGTTCACCTCCAGTTCCAGAATTTGAAGCGCGAAATGCAATTGCGGTAGTTCCGCCGCTACTTCGTGCATCCACCGTGAAAACACCACTCGTCGATTCGAAATTGAGTACTCCGGCAATATCAGATGGTTCCGAATATGTCGGTCCCGCTCGTAGGCGAGTCTGACCGGAAATATCAAGCGTGGTGGTTGGAGATGAATTTCCGATTCCAACCCTATTGTTTCCAACATCAAGGGCAAGAAGCGTGCTGGCAGCACCGCTGTTTGCTGCGGTGTAGTACGGAGCCTGATACTTCAGGCTGTCCCACAGAGTCGTTCCGTCACCAATCTTGATGTTTCGCGTATCGGTCTCGTAGCCGATCTCGCCAGCAGCAAGTTGTGGATTTGCTCCCGTCCAAGCGGATGCGGTGTCGCGGCGGATCTGGATCTTGGTTGACATTATTTATGCTCCTCTACGAACGACGGCGGCACGCAGTACCAGCCCTCTGGAATCCTGACCTCATTGTCACCCAACTGCCAGCCGTCAGCGGTCTTGGTGTAGATCTTCCCGCGCACTTCCGGCCCCATCCTGATCGGGCTGGACTCGCTGACCAGCACGGTCCTTGTGCAGCCAGTCGTGAATACGAGCGCCAGCACGGCCAAGAAGACGGCGATCAGAAGGAGCATCTGCACCTTGACCTCGTCCCGAAGCGATCCCCTGCAACCATTGCAACAGGGACATGACGATTGCTCTGACAAAGTCATAGATCATTCCGACTTCTTGTTGTCCTTGGCGAAGATCAGGCCCACGCCAGCCAGCACGGCAGCGGCAAGAGAACCCCAATCCGGAACGGTCACCGGGTTATTGTCAGTCAGGGCAGTCAGGCAAGCGCCGACAGCCACCAGAATGGCAGCAATGCCAGCACCCGTGGTCTTCCAAGACGAATTCTTGATGATCTCGCTCATCGTTCGTTCCTTTCAAGTTTGGCCTCGATCTTGTCGAGGCGCTTGCTCATGCTCTCTTGATTCGTCACGACTTGCATGAGCAGACGGTCGTGATTGATGTACGCGGGGATAAGCATCCCAAGCAGGGTCAGCGCGATGGCCGCGATGCCAATCCAGTTGGCCGTAGACAGGCTCACCTTGATGTTCGTGTTTTCAATTGTCATGCGAACAGTCTTTCGGGTGTATTTGGTTGAGATATGAGTGGCAGAAACGACCGCTGCTCATCCGTCATAGACAAGCAAAGGATGTTCGCGTGAAACCCGGAAGTGCCTTCGATGGATCCAATGATGTCAACGGTAGCGATGCGAGGCTTCTTGTAGGTCACGATGAAGTCGCCATTTTCATCTGGCACAATCGATGACACCACATCAGCGTCAGAAAGCGCTTGAGACATCTGCGCCATGTCAATTGATCGCATGAATTCCGTAATCACTTTCGGATCCTCGACAATTCACGAACCGTCGATGAATCAACAGCATGGTCGTAATGAGCCGCATACCGGATCGAGCATCCAGAAGAAATGATTGCAGATCCCGTGTTGTTCAAATTCGGGACATACAGACCAATACTTATTGGTGTATTTCCATTCATTGCAGCGATCATCCCATCCGCTGTCCACGAACACGCGACTCGCACGATATTCGGGCTGGCATTATCA